ATTGATTACATCTTTGTAGAACAATGAAGTTCCTGATGTGTCTTTAGCATCTGATGCTTGTGATAAGAAACCAAAAGTTTCTAATACTGTCCCTGGTGTTCCGGAAATCGCACCATCTTCGTCGATGATTGCAATATGCATCTCATCGTTTGCTGATGTTTTACCAAGACCTGACGCATAGTCAGATGTTGCCGGTGCGGAATCGAAATTAGCTGAATAAGCCCAGCCACTAAAGGAAGTAATTCCTTGAGTAACCATTGAAACTTTTAAGCTATTTCCTAAAACTCCTGGGTATTTTGCCGTCCAATTACCTACGCTCAACGAACCTGTGGAATAATTGTTATCATAATCAGTCTCATTTTTAATGAGTTGTCCTGTACTTCCATCTGCGGTAGCGTTTTTGTTACCGGTTGAAGCACGAACTACTTTCAGTGCGTTTCCATACTTTAAGAATGACGCAGCTACTAGAAAGTATTTTGCTGTATTGTCGTCTGGTGAGCCAAATTTTGAAACAAGTTCTTGTTCAGAACCTATTGTACAAACTTCGCTTACTGGACCCCAATTAAATGCGCCTGCAAATCCACCAATGCTGGTTGATACTGCTGGAACTACATTTGAGGCATCGATTTCTTTAATGTCGACGCCGGGTGATACTTGAAATGCCATCGCTTTATCCTCTGTTGTTATTGAGTTAGTTAATATGTATCATAATAAGAATAGTCAATGGTATTATTTATAATATAATAAATCCTATACCGTCCACGTTTCTCTTACGATTCTATCTTCTGTGTTTAATTCTGGATTGTTTTGAGTCCATAATGTTTTGTCTTTAAATATGTTCACAAATTGTGTGGTTATACCACCTACATATTTTTCTATGCCTCTAAAGCCTGGGTTTGAATTAACTTCTAAACAATATGGCTTTTCTTTTTCTCTGTCATCGGCAGGTAATAAATCAATACCTGATAATCTGGTACCAAATGCCTTTGCTATTCGGAGTGCTTCTGATTTTTCAATGTCTGTAAGGTCTATTTTAGACGCCTCAGCACCCAATGAAACATTACTTCTTCCATCGCCTGTGATTACTTCTCTTTTCATCGCACCTAGTATCTGGCCTTCGCACACTATAACACGAATGTCGTAATCTATAGGTACAAACTCTTGTATGATTAGTGGTAGATGTTTATTGTATAATAATGTCATCTGTACTAAAGCCTTTAGCGACCTCATGCTTTCTACTATTACAACACCAACACCAGTTTGTGTACCAGTGGAGGACTTTAATACGATTGGAAACTTTGTTTTTAATTTTGCTACGCATTCTTCTACTTCAGATGAATGTGTTATTGGCACTGTTTTAGGGGTACGAATGTTTTCTTTTATCATTTTAAGGTAACTAAAATATTTACTTGTACATAAATCAAAAGCCTCGGTATCGTTTACCAGTGTATATCCATACATTTCAAAGTTTTTCATTTCATCGTACCAATTACGATTACCTGTAAACCCTATGGTACCTAAACCTCTTGCCAAAATAAGTGTTTTGTCTGGGTGTATCATAATAGGCTTTTGATATTCTTTGGTTCCCTTATCGTCTGGCATAATAACCAGACCATCTTTATCGTATGCGTATGAGGTTAATATGTGACCTTCGTCCTTTTTCTGAATATCCAATCCAGGGAAATCTACAACATGTACCTTAATGCCTTCTTTTTTGGCTTTGGAAGCTAATAAAATATGGTCACCAGTATCTTTAGAGTTAGTATCTCTAACATGAGCCTGTGAGTGTGTTAAAATTAATATTTCATATTTCATAGTTTATGTCCCTTCCATTCCTGTTCGAACCAGATGTTACCATCGTTGTCCTTTGTACTATTTATACTTTCATAGTTTTCACTATTGATATGGCCAAAGGGTAACATATCATCTTGTATTGCTTGTAGTCTTTCCCTATATAACATGTTCTTCATATCAATATTAGTTAAATTTTGGAACACATCAGTTGATGTAAACCAGGCAAATAAAACCAAATTCATCATTAAATCATCATGGTTAGATGCTGAAGCCTCGTATGAAGTTCCTCTTGATACAAAAGTACTCATTTCGACTATCGTTTGTGCATCATATATTGTTAATTTCTTTTGTTCAATTAAATCTTTGATACTAGAACAACCAACTCTTTTTACTCTTCGAGTCATTGTTGCCCCTAAAGCATTAGCCTTTACAGTGGATTCAACAAACATGTTTTCATATTCTAAATCATAATATAATCCATTACAAACTACGGCACCTTGGTCATTACTTTCTATAACAACATAAGCCTCATTATAAGTATTCGCATACTTGTATATAATATCTGGCAGTAATAATGGTGATATGGTATTATCCCTAAACACACAAACCTGTTCAAAGGTATCTTCAGTTACATCAATTATGGTAAATGTACTATAATCTTGATTTCTTCCCTTTGAAACATCTACCGTCATTATATACTCATGCTCTTCAATAGGCTGTTTGTATATAAAAACATTCTCTTTATAAAATTCTGGTTCTCTACTTACCTGAGCCAATAAACAATTAGCTGCTATAAGAGTGTTACCTCTACCGTGAAATGTATTACCAAATTCTTGTTCAAACTGTAATTCCGAAGTATTCGATACAGTTTCGTCTTTCCACTTTTGGTCTCTTCCAGGTACATCCCACCAATCCACTCGGAATGGTTTAAATTCATTAGTGCCTTGTGAAGCTCCTTCCCACAGTTTATGGTATATATTACCAATTCCGTTAGCTGTAGATGTAACTATTATCTGTGTATCTTTACCAGCAGATACCACAGGATATGTTGATGTATAAAACTGTGCGTCGTTTTCAACAAATGCAAACTCATCAAGGAAAAGTAAATTAATGGATAAACCCCTAATTGAGCTCCCACTTGTAGCAGATGCAATAATCTTTGAATTATTACTAAATTCAATACTACCTTTATTTAAAGCTTTACACCCAGGCTGTAAAAAGAATGGTAAATTTTCTAGGGCCAATGTTACACGAGATAACATTTCCCTCGCAACGGCGCCTTTGTTTGCCAATACTGCAATTGTTTTTTCTGGATAGAATACTGCATACCATAGAAGGTAAACAACAGATGAGATTGATTTACCACTTTGCCTACAAGCAAGAACAATACTAAATCTATTGTCTTTAAAATGATTAAACATTTTTTGTTGGTATGGATATAAATCAAAGGGTACTAATCCCTCATCAAGCGATATAATTTTTATATATGTGCGCGCAAAATACGATGGGTCTTCTTGGCACTTTTTATACTCTAGAATCTCCTCCCTTGTAAAAGAAGTTTCGACTCCATCTCGCTTGACATTTGGATTACCTAGGTAACCAAACTCATTATTCTTGACTCTCTGCATCTATTACATTATCCTTATTTAATAATAACCTTTGTAAGTCAGCTGTGCTTCCTACAAACATATTATTATTAGTCACTGTTTTTGCTTCTTCCCTTTCTTCTAGGGTCAAGTCTTTTTTCTGTTTCTGTAGGGACATCAACTTTTCTGTTGTGTCTCCTATATTTTTTATTGTTTGGGCTAACACCTCAAACGCTCTTGGGTGTTCTGACTCACGAGCCAATTCAGCAAGGACATCCATCGACCTTGTTCCTGTATATATTAAATCTTTATATGTTTTACGAGAAAAGTCATAATCATCTTTTACATCTTGATCAATTTTTATCGGCCTATCTTTTTTTATTTCGGGCAAATTCTTTTCCAACTTGGCCATCATTTGTTCTTTCTTTTCCACTATTCAATTCCATCTTCAGTTATATTTGTTGTGACCGTAAAGCTTGATTCAGTATCAGTTGCTCCAAGTGTAAAATCAAGCTCTTCAAACATTTTTGTTGTTACATCTTTATCATGGAAATCAATATTGATTTCTCTAATGATTGCTTGGTTCGCTGTAGGGCCATAAAACTTCATCTTCATAGAAAAATCTAATTGATATATTAATACTCTACGCTCTACAAAATCTCCTTCGTATTGGTCATCTATCGCAACTCCATTTAACACAACTGAAACATCTTGTTTATGGTTAAATCCGGTCACGGGTTTTATTGCTACATTATACTCTGGTGCGAAATATGGTAATATTTGCTCTACGATTTGTAACCCATCATCTTGATTTTTTGCCATAATATATAAAGACATCTCAATATTATAAGCTGTGTGATGTTGTATAGTTTTCTTTTTACCCACATCAGAAGCATGTTCTTCTACTATTTTATTTCTCTTCTGCCCTTTTTGTACAGAATCAATGGCTAAACCAGTTATATCAAATGCCATTCTAGGCAATTTTATAGCCATAGGAGCATCAAATCCAGTTTCTTGGTCCAATCTGGCTAAAAACTTTTGTTTTGGTCCATAAGCCAATGGAACTCTTACCTGATTTAAAACGCTACCATCGGCTGCTTTTCTTAAAACCTTTAGGTTATTAAACAGTGTGCCAAAGATAGCAACTGATTTACGCATTGTGGCGTGATAAAAATGGTCACCAAACATTAGTTAGTCTCCGATGGGTCGCCGAATGGATTGGATTCTGAGAAGTCCATAAACCCATCTGCGTCTAATTCAAAGTCAATGTTCTGTGAACCACCATCTGTTGCCCAGGCATTTCCTGTTGTGTCAGTTAAATCACTATATATTTTTGCAATGGTTCCAGAATAACTATTTGTTGTGCCTGTTACAACGCCACCAACAGTAAATTCTTTAAACTCTGATGTACCAGATGCACCAATGTGACCTACAAACACAGAAGCTTGTATATCTGATGATTTAATTCTTTGTAGAACCTCTCCAAATACTTTGACTGGAGACACATATTGTGGAGTTAATTTAGCTGTTGAGCCCATACCACTATGATTTGGACAATAATAATATAATACCGGTGTTGAGGCTGATACCACTATTACAGTTTTCGCACCAGCTTGGCCAGGAGTACCAGTTACAGTTACACCTGTTGTATATGCTGAACCACTTGCATGTGTTCCGTTTGGGGTTGTACTTAATCTAAATAGGTGTGTCGCATTAGAAGCATTCGATTGGTCAAAGGTAACAGTCGACCCTACTGGTAAAGTTAAGGCAGGATACTGAACAGTGTTTAAATAGAAAGCACCACCAGCAGCCGTGACTGCAACATTTACAGCCGTGGTATCAAAACTTAATAATTGTTCTATTTGTTCTCCAACCTCAAAGTGATTACCACCCGTAATGGTAATATCCATTCTTTGTTGATAAGCTGCTTGGCCTACTTTATTATCTATACCCTCGATGCCTGTTTCAAAGTCCTCATCATTATATTCAAATAATGAACAAGTCATTCTGTATGTTGGTAGGTTCGATAATTGGAAAAATGGAGTATCATCTTCGACATATGATATTTCAAAGAATGAATTGGTCATTGGAAGGAATAATAAATCTCCTTCTTGTGGTCTTGGGTCCAGAACATTGCTTGAGAAAACACCAACTCTATTTTCCCATCGTCTCCTTGATACTATAAATGTTGCGTCATCTCTAATTTCTAATCCAAATTTAGAATATAAATCACCAGCGCCCTCAAACCCTTCAGTATTTTCAATATACATTTCTAGTAAATAAGCATCGTCAAATGATGACGCAGGGTCTTCATTTAAAACTGTATCTCTATTTACGAGAGTACGAGGAATATAATAGACATCTTGCCCATATATTTGTAATGATTCTATAATCAGGTCTTCGTAAAGGTTTTGTTCACTCTTTACAGCCTGAGAAAAATATACATTTCTCGGCATAATTTATCCTGTCATGAAGTCGACTGGTTTCTCCCAGTTTAATCGACATTCTTCTACTAATAATTCCAATTCTGNTACNGCATCGTCAAATAACTGACGCCCATTAAATGTGACTCCACCAGGCATTACCATACCTTCAAACTTTAATAGATTCATTCCCCATTGTTTCTTAATTAATGCCGTTGCATATCTCTTTAGGAAATAATCGTTATATACATCTGTAAATGTGTCTGGGTCAATAACTCTATAGCACTCAACAACTAAACTGTCGCCTGGTTCTACTTCCTGTGACCAATCCATAAATACATCTAATCTATTTTTGTGTTTTTCAAAATTAACATGTTTTTCATCTGAATCAATTACTTGGTCCAAGAGTGCTAGAAATTGTTGTGACATTACATAGTCAGTAAGACTGCCCATAAAGCCAAGAGAGTGTATATCATTTAAATGCATTTGATACCTTACATCAAACATATCTGTTGAGGCTACTGAATCTCTTATTGGTAATAAACGAACAACATCTGTAACTAAATCATTAAGTGGTAAATAACCATTCTCAATATCACCTATAGCTATTGCTGCAGTAACAGCAGTTGTTCCGGAATCGGCTCCAGTAATTGTTTCACCTACTGCAAACACTTTGTTTGAATCCTTTAATGCGTTATATGTAATCTTAGTTGCAACACCTGTTTTTATTACAGCCTTTGCTCCAGATGTAGCACCAGTAATTATTTCACCTACTGTGAAATTACCAGCGACTGAACCGGTTAAAGTTATTTCTGAATTTGTAACGACATGTCTTAGGTAAACTTTTTCTACTGCATCATCATGATATGATTGGTAAAATTGTAAAGCTTCATCAACTCTATCGTCTAATTGGTCATCGTCTATATTTATTTCAATTACAGGTGCTCCGAGATTTCTCAAGCAGTAATCTTTAAATGTAGTTTTTGAATTTGGTTTGGCCATTATTTATTCCTATTATAATCTATTTATAAGAGTTTATCCTTCCAATGTAGTTATTCTTGCTTCTAATTCTTGTATTGTCTTTACTAATAGTGGTACTAATTTAGCTGGGTCCATTTGTTGATATTCTGGCTCGCCTTCACTATCTACTGCATCTTTTGTATATCTAACAGCTCCCGGTACTATATTAGAAACTTCATGAGCTAAGAATCCCTGCAATGTTGGTTTTG